GGGGCCCTGGGCGCAGTGCAGTACATCTCGGACCTGAGAGGGTTCGTTAACCTACTAGTGATTTCCGTAGGAGGGAATCATGCAAAACAAGCACGACCCCTCCGATCACGAGGACATCATTGATGTCCTAGATCAGGAGGTCACTGTCACCTTCACGGCCGCCGACGTTCAGTCGACGGTGGTGTTGGCGAATAGGTGCCCAAACTGCGGTAACCTTCGGGTTCCGCACATGTGCATCTAGGTTAGGTAGCGAACCTTTGTTGGTTCGAATTCGCGAGAATTAACTCGCGAGAGTTCCATATCAGCTTTCTGGCCAGAAGGAGGTGCTTATGGGAGTAATTCGTACGAGAGAAATCCCGTACGAAGAATCCCTAGAAGGTGTGGTTAACTACGTCTACACGAACGAGAATGATCCGAGTTTAAATCGGAATGTTCCTCGTTACGCAGTCGCGGACAACCATGGCCTTCTGCCCTACCTTCTGGGGCATCAGACTACTGAGTCAGAAAGTCACACGAAGTGGTTAGGCCGTAAAACCGGCCGATTCACTGGGGATCTTGGCGGTCCGTTTGAGACGACCAAACATCATTACGCCTCGCCAACAGCGAGAGTAAAGTTGAATGGTTATATCAATTACGGATACAACAACAAGGAGCAGCAGGTGTGGGGCTATAATGGTCCCATGTTCCCGTTGCATCCTTCGCAATGCGGTTTTCCCGGAAGCTATGCTACATCAGATGATGATCTAGCAGAGCGCGGTACGACTGCGATTGCTCGTTGCTCGCCGAGCCATCCTACCACCGATCTATCCACTGCGATAGGTGAAATCTTCCATGACGGCATCCCTGCCGTCGTAGGAGGTACACTTAAAGCGTGGCGTGATTTGTCCGCGCGTGATCGCCGAAGGGCGATTGGCAAGGAACATCTCAACGTCGAGTTTGGATGGAAACCACTTATCAATGATCTTCGCAAAACTGCGAAGAGCATACTTCACGCCAATGAGATTCTTTCTCAATATGAGCGTGATTCTGGTAAGCTGGTTCGGCGGTCGTATGACTTCCCAGATGAGGTTCTTGAGTATAATAACTATGCTCAATGGGGTAACATATCTCCCTACATCGATCCTTCGGTGGGGGAGTACTATGATTATCCAAACCTCAACAAGGGTCAGGTTCTCGTATCTGCAAAGATTACGAGAAAGCAGTGGTTTCGCGGCGCGTTTTCTTACTACGTTCCTCCGGCCGATGGCTTGAGGAACTCGATTGCGCGTCACGTAATCCAGGCGCGAAAGCTCCTGGGTATATCACTGACTCCGGACACTGTCTGGAACTTGGCTCCTTGGAGCTGGGCGGTCGATTGGTTCTTTAATGTCGGCGACGTTCTTTCGAACTGGACCGACTGGGCCATCGACAACCAGGTGTTGATGTACGGGTATATGATGGAACATTCCATCACAACAAACACCTATACATTCGTTGGACCAACGGGTTATTTACCCGCGGGACAACGGCCTATGGATATGGTCTTCGTTTCTGAAACGAAGAAGCGTATCAAGGCGACACCGTATGGATTCGGAGTGAGCTGGGATTCTTTAACGAATCGTCAGCTCGCCATTATCGCTGCGCTCGGCATCAGCCGATCCAAGTGATAGATCGTACTGCTTTGTCGCAACGCCAATAGGGAGTCCACTGGGCTCCTAGGAGTGATGCTCATGTCGTTCACTGATCCCCTTTCGATCACCGTTTCGGCGGTAACCTCATCCTTGCCACGCGTAAGCGTGAGTGAGGATGGGTCCCACTACCAGAGCGGTGACGGACTCGTCAAGTTGTTGGCCTCCCATGACTATGGGAAGCGGACACGACGAGTCCTGGAGATCAACACTTCGAAGCTGACGGCGGATCCGTTCCAGCCGGCGGAAAACGTACGAGTGGCGATGAGAAACTACATCGTCTTCGACGTTCCCCCGGCCGGATATACGGCCGCCGAGCAGTTGGCTGTGTTTGTGGGATTCAACTCCCTCATCACGGCCTCTTCGAACGCGATGATCGTCAAACTTCTCGGCGGCGAGTCGTAGCAGGTGGCTTCTGATGCGAAAGCATTGGAGGCTTCCCCGTTACGGCTTCACGCCTTCGAGTTGACGTCATCGTGTCGCGTGATCATGGTGGCGATCGAAGTCCAGCCCGAAGGGGCCAGCTTCGATATCCACTGCGCCCTCCGAGAGAGTCAAACCCTCCCGGACGGCGCCGTACTGATGGTAATCCGCGGGTTGCCTTTTCCAGGAAATTCCTGGTCATCGCAGTCGCGGTCATCAATGCGGTGTATCTAGCGAGTGAGTTCTTTCTTTCAGTCATTAATCATGGCTGTTGAAAGTTCTGTGAACTTGGATCACTGGAAGTTGGATCCGCTGAAGAGGTACAAAGTTTCATACTTTGTGCTTCCACGTTGGCCCTTCTTTCTAGCGATCTGAGGCTTGACGACAGGGCTAGGGATTAGCCACCTCTGATAAGGAGGGACTATGAAAAACCTGACGTCACTCTGGTCCTGTACGGCTCATGAAATGGCCGTACGATGTTGCACTAGCGCCACTCTCGATGTAAAATACGTCGAGAGTCGGACCGAACACGAGGGGTTGTCGTTTTTGGCGATAACCCTGGCGGGCTTTGGAAAGGCCATCGAAAAATGGCTTGACCAAGGCTTCGTCGTCCCTTCGGACGCTCCGGGGTTCAAAAGAACTCCGGGACGTCGTTGTGGTCTCCCTGCATTTATGCAAGGTTTCCTTGGACGTGTGTTTGATCCTAGTAGTGGCACGCTATTGGACGAGCCGGACATCGAAGCAATTTTTGCTATTCGCCAGTTAACACTGGGGTTCAGCAAAATTGCCCTTCCGAGGACCTCCCTAACGGGAAAGTCCTTTCAGGTTGTAACGCCTGAACGTGAAAGGCAAGCGATGCTCGACTATGTTCAATGTGAGCAGGAAGTCAAGTTCCATGACTCGATTTTGGATCCTCTTTATATGGAGGACTTCAAGCGAGTTTCTGGAGTGCTGTTCGGTAAGTATTTCGCAGAGATGGAAGAAATTCTTTCTCATACGAAGCTTATCCCGAAGCACGGTCCAGGCGCTACTGCTGACAAACTTTCCAGCAATGGAAAGTGGAATCAGCAAACCTGGCCCGCTAGGCTTGAGTCTGTTTTCAAGGCTCAAGACTACCTCGCTCCGAACCATTCCTTTCGGACTGGTTCGGTTGAGGACGTGTGTTACAGCATGTCCGCGACAGTTTGGGCGAAATCCCAATCTGGTGCGAGTGTTGACTTCCTCGAACCCGGCGCTGAGATGCCCGTTAGGGTTATCACAGTACCTAAGACGCTCAAGGCACCTCGCATCATTGCTATTGAACCAACCTGCATGCAGTACATGCAGCAGGCGGTTCTAGGCTTGATGCTTGACCGACTTAAAGAGGATGACTTCCTCCGGTCGGTAATCGGAATAACGGACCAGGAGCCTAATCGGCGAATGGCCCGCGAAGGATCTCTTAGCGGAGATCTGGCTACACTCGATCTGAGTGAAGCTTCCGATCGTGTCTCGAATCAGCATGTACTCAACCTTTTCGATGGGTATCCTCTATTGCTAGAGGCTATCCAATCGACGCGGTCGAGGAAGGCTGACGTACCTGGCTTTGGCGTTTTGCGCTTAGCCAAGTTCGCTTCTATGGGTTCAGCTCTCTGCTTCCCAATTGAGTCTATGGTCTTCTTGACCATTATCTTTCTTGGGATAGAAAGGGAACTTAGCGTTCCGCTCTCTTCCGAAACGGTTATCAATCGTTTTCGGCAGCAGGTGCGTGTCTTTGGGGACGATTTGATCGTGCCCAGAGACTATGTGCTGTCCGTCGTTGATGAACTTTGTACTTTTGGGTACAAGGTTAACACCAGCAAGTCTTTCTGGACCGGAAGGTTCAGAGAGTCTTGCGGACGAGAGTATTTTGACGGCCATGACGTTTCCATTGTCAAGGTTCGTCAGGTACTCCCGACACGACGGCAGGATGCGACTGGTGTTATTGCTGCAGTTTCACTCCGAAACCAGTTTTACTGGTCAGGTTTGTGGAAGTCTGCAGCATTCATGGATACCTATATTCGGTCGGTGATCCGTCACTTCCCGAACGTGGCTCCAACGTCACCAGTGTTGGGCAGGGAATCAGTGCTTGGTTATCAATTCCAATCACTGGATCCATACACGCATGGCCCTCTAGTCAAGGGCTACTATGTGCAGGCCGAACCTCCTCAAGATCATCTTGAGGGGAGCGGTGCCCTACTCAAATGTCTCTTGCGGTTTGGTCAACCCCTGAAAAGTCAGTTTGACTTCTCGGAGGACCCCGATCCGCAATTCGGCGATGCGAACGTCGATGGTGAGCATTTGGAGCGTTCTGGACGCCCCGAGCGCGTCAACATCAAGCTCGGTAGGAGGTCTCCCTTTTAGGGGGAGGCCGGGGGTGTAAAAACCCCTGCAGGAGATCCGAACTGGATCTTCCCTCCTTGGACCTTTCCTTTTCAGGTTAGTCCAGGAGCATGCGGGCACGCGAGTTAAGCGGG